ACGCAAACGCTGCGCCGCTTCTGATCCATGATGTGGGCCTCGATCATCAGCTCGGCAAACATGTGGGACTTGCCAGAGCCTCGGCCTCCCCATGCTCCTTTGTAGCGGCTGGCCTCCAGCAGTGGAAGTGCCCATTCTGGGGTCTGGAGCTGGAGGGTTGTCATGCCTTAATCCCCACAAAAGCACGCAATGGCTTCTTCGTTGTGGTAAAACATATCGCTTTGCTCATCGGCATATTTCGCCATTTGTGCGTAGCTGGGACGGTCAGATCGGAAGACAGCACCGCTTGGCTTGGACGCCAACGCCAACGCCTCCATTTTTGCCCACCACACTGCACGCTCTGGTTTTTCTGCAATCAGCGCCAGCACTTGGGCCGCTGGCTTAAGAAAGCACAGATCGCAGTTTCCGTGCATGGTCACACCATTGTTGTTTGGCAGACCAAGATCAAACGGCTGACTACGCCAGAATGCGCCCACATCTTCTTTTGTGATGCCAGCCTTCACCAATGGAATGCGAGACTTATCTGCAATCTTGGCTGCTCGGCGCTGCTCATCTGCCCTCATACCAACCCAATCCATTGATTCGTTATGTTCCCAACCCAAAAATTTAAGATATTTGTGGATGGTGCGAATCTTGAGTTCAGACGTACAAAATCGCGTTACAGGATTGGGCAAGTAGTTGCGCTTGCGAATCAAAGCCTCAAACGGCTCACCGTTCCTGCTGGCTGTCTCAAACGTCACGCGCTTAAAAGCTGGGTCAGCGTCTTGAAACTCAACCCAATGGATTTCCACACCCCACCGCTCTGAGCAGTCCTGAACGAATCTCAAAGTGGCCTCATCTTCCTTGCCTGTATTGGCAAAACAGACAATTGCTTGGCACGGAAGTTGCCCCCCCCCGCTTTGGATAACGCGCCACAGCATATATCCGCTAGTGCGCCCCCCAGAAAAGCTAATGCAGGTCGGTTCTGTGATTTTGAATGGATCACTCACGACTTCACCACCACTCGCTCAATGCGTTGAACCAGCGGATTGGCAGGATCGCCAGAAACTTCGATCTTCTCGCCATACTTCTTCGGGGCCAGCTTGGACAACAGCCATTTGCGGGTGTCTACCTGCAGTTTGTGCTTCTGCACCGCTGCCCAGTCTTTCTTGCCGTCTGGCTGCATTCCGACATCGGCATCGCTCAGCTCGATCACCTCGTTGGCAATGCGCTCGATCAGGTCTTCCCTCGCGCGCGCGTATTCTGCGGCCAGTTCTGCGTCCTCATTGACCCACAGGTTGAAAGTGCTTTGCGACAAACCAGCCGCCTCGCAGGCCTTGAATGCGCTCAGACCGCCACGCATACCGGAGAGCACCAAGCCGATCAACTCGGCCTTGTTCTCGTGCCTTCTGACAGGCTTCTTTTCGCCAGTCTTTGCTTTGTGTGTTTTCGTGGTCATGCTGCATTGTCCTTCAGAATTTGCTGCCGCGCCATCTTCATTGCATCCTTGAGGTCAAGCCTGATCTGCTCGTTTGCTTCCTGCTCGGCCAGCAGGGCAGCGTAGCAGTCCTGGCAAAAGCGCACCAGGTTGTCGCGCTCCCAGGTTGCGAAGTTGGGTTGGTCGATTGGTTGTGTCATGTTAGTGCTTGCTTACTTTCCTGTGGATAACTTTGTCCAAATTCTCCCGCATCCCAGTGCCCCTCTGCCCCTCACCTATAGGTGTGAGGGGCGGGGAGGGGCGATTTTCTGGGCTTTTGCCCCTATCGCCCCTAACCGTCCCAGGGGCACTTAGGGGCGATTAGGGGCGATTTTTGGGGGCATTTTTCTGCATGAGCATTGCGCTCGCCTGGGTCTTGTTGCTGAAAATCCAGCCATGTTCGAAGGTCTCCAAAGTGCCTGCATTGAGCAGTTGCTCGATGATTGAACCCGATCTGGATGCCTCTGTTTTGTTCTTGGCGGTGCGCTCAGTCGCACCATCTTTGACCAGCAGTTCACGCATTGCCGACCTGCTGACGTAGGGAAAACCCTCGCGCTCTTCGGCACCTGATGCCCACCAAGCACGCTCAACTGTGCGCACGTTCTCATCGTGTTTTGTGGGCTTTTTGTGGGGTTTTGTGTCATTTGCTTCCTGATCTGGAACGGCCACGCAGGTGGTAGAAGGTGAGCCAAATTTGCTGATTCCCATCTCGATCACCTCCAGACGGAAGTAGATCGTCTCGCCCTTGCTGGGCAGCTCACGCTGCTTGGTGACCGTCACAGACCGGCTGCCGTCCTTTTCAGAAACCTCGATCTCGGTGTCGATGTGGGCACGGATGCCTGACCAACCCCTTGCGCCCCTGGCAGCGTCCTTGCCGTTGTGGTGGATGATCATCATGGCAGCGCCCGTGGCGGTGACCACTTGGTCAAATCTGGCCATGACTGGCCCCATGTCCTCGCCGCTGTTTTCGTTGGCTCCTGCGCTCATCCTGGCCAGCGTGTCGCCAATAATCAGTCGCACTGGCTTGCCCTTGGCGATCTCGATGGCTCGCACCAGCTCAATCACATCATGGGCATCCTGGTCTCCGACATAAAAATTCATCGGGACCGGAACCATCGCCAGGTTCTCCAAGCTACAGCCGTGAAACTTCTTGATGGCCTGCATACGCGACCGGATGCTGGCAGGTGCTTCGCTGGCCAGGTAAACAACCAGTCCTGGGTCGGTCTTCCTGCCGTAGCAGTCCTCGCCTGTTGCGATGGCCGTGGCCACTGACAGCGCCCAAAATGTTTTGCCTGAGTTGCTGTCGCCGTAAACCACCACCGAGCTGCCGATGGTCATCAGGCCTTCCACCAGCTCGTCTGGTGCTTCGTAATCGCTGCCGAGTTGGTCACCGAACACAACCTGCAGCTTGTCAAGCACGGCTGAGCCAGTTTGCTGCACCAGCAGGCCTACCAAATCGTGCCCAGCCTGGACATAATCGTTGGCGTCCATGCCTTCGATTGGTGGGATAATCACCCTGGCCCCGAACTTCGCGCTGGCTTGGTCGGCATACTTTTGCCCGACGCCATGCTTGTCATGATCTGCGACGATCACAATATCCTGAGCTGCTCCGAACATTTCGCGCAGGATGCCAGTTACCGGCACCAAGCTGCTGGCGCTGTAAGTGGCCACGCAGGGGCGGCCTGTCGTCTCATGGATTGTGGCCGCCGTTGCGAAACCTTCGGCCACAAACAGTGCGCCAGGCTCATCCAGTGAGCCTACCATCCAAAATTTCCCACCGGCCTCGCCGCCTGGGTGGTAGAGTTTTCCTCCTTCTCCGTCGATGTACTGCAAGGTGGCCAGTGCGCCATCCTTGTCAAACAGGGGCACGATCAGCCTGCCGTCTCCTGTGATCCTGGCACCGTGCGCCTGGATTCCTTTTCGCTTGAGGTAAGGGTGATCGGGGCTGGCTGCCTGGGCCGCCGTCCAGATTGCCTCCACGGTCGAAGCGGCCACTTCGTGCTGCTTTTCCAAGGCTGCCTCGCGCAGCGCCTTGGCCTCTGCCAGCCGCCTGGCGTTTGCCATCTCCTCTGTGGCTGTCAGCCTCCTGCCAACGTCAGCACGCCAGGGTGACTCAAACCCCATGCGCCAGCAGCCAAACCTGCCTGCCGGAACACCATCTCCGAAAACTACATACCAGCCAGATTTGTCGCCTGTCTTGGCGCTGCCCTTGGTGCCGGACCTAAACCGGTGCAACTTGCCATCAAAGAACACCTGCTCTGGTGGCTCAAGGCCTGCTTCCCGGATGGCATCAATGAGCTGCTCCTCTGGAGGTGCGACGCGCTTTTCTGGAGGTGGCGACCAAGGGCCGCCAAGGACGTTGGAAAGATCAGCCATTGATCGTGGCCTCCCTGCGTGTCAGGTAGTCCGACAGCGCCTTGAGAACCTTGTAGGTCGGATTGGCATCTGGGTTGTCGCGCACCTCTCGGATGGTGTTGTAGTGCAGGCCGGTGGCCTCCGCAACCTTGGCAGGCATGCGGTCTCGCAAGGATTCTCGAATCTGTTCCAGGGTCATCATTTTTTGGCCTCTATAAAAAAACTTTGGTCGGGTGTTGCAATCCTACATTGTTCCATGCTAAAGTGCAACCACTGCGCGAACGGAATCACCCAAAGGCGCAGCAACCAAGAAGGAGAGCCAACATGGCAATCAACGTGAAGACCACCGGCAGCCTGGCTGCCAACGGTGTGAAAGTCCTGGTCTATGGCCAGGCAGGGGCTGGAAAGACCAGCCTCATCAAGACGCTGCCCAGCCCCATTGTGCTGTCGGCAGAGGGTGGCCTGCTGTCCATCCAGGACGCAGACCTGCCGTTCATTGAGATCACCTCAATGACCGAGCTACAGGAGGCTTACACCTGGCTGACCAGCAGCGACGAGGCCAAGGCCTACAAATCGGTGGCACTGGACAGCATCAGCGAGATTGCTGAGGTCTGCCTGAACACCGAGAAGAAGGCCACCAAAGACCCGAGGCAAGCCTACGGTGCAATGCAGGAGCAGATGGCCGACATCATTCGGGCATTCCGCGATCTGCCTGGCCGCCATGTGTACATGAGCGCCAAGCTGGAAAAGACGCAGGACGAGATGGGACGGGTTCTGTACTCGCCATCGATGCCTGGCAATAAGACCGGCCAGGCGCTGCCCTACTTCTTCGACGAGGTGCTGGCACTGCGTGTTGAGAAGGATGGCGATGGCAATACCCAGCGTGCGCTGATGTGCGACAGCGATGGCCTTTGGCTGGCTAAGGATCGCAGCGGCAAGCTGGATGCCTGGGAGGCACCGGACCTGAGTGCAGTCATTGCCAAGATCGGAGGCAAGTGATGGCCAAGATCATTCACACAGGTGGGCCAGCGTTTCCAACGCCAGCGCACAATTTGCAAAATGACGGCATGACCCTGCGCGACTACTTTGCCGCAAAGGCCATGCAAGCACTGCTGAGTCATCCAGACGGTGACCAAATTTCAAATCCCGTAATCTACGCGCAAGCAGCATATGTACTGGCTGACGCCATGCTGGAAGTGAGGAAATCATGATGAACGCTGACCTGAAAACACTCAGCGCAGACTGGCTGCGCTACAAGGCCGAAGAAGGCAATGCCACAACTGAGCGCCGCAAGATCGAAGACCAGATTGTCAAGTTGCTGGCCTTGGCTGAGAACTTTGAGGGCACCGAGACTGCAGAGCCAGAAGGCTTTGTGGTCAAGATCGCTGGCCGCATTGACCGCAAGGTTGACAGCGACAAGCTGCAAGAGCTGGCCGCCGAGCATGGCCTGACCGAGCATTTGGCACGCCTCTTCCGCTGGACGCCAGAGATCAACATGGCGCTCTGGAAGGCTGCAGACGAGACCATCACGCGCCCACTGGCAGACGCAATCACGGCCAAGGCTGGCCGCCCATCTTTCAAAATCACCATCAAGGAGTAAATCATGGCTTTTCTTGGACAAACCTTTGACGCAAACGAACTGCCGCAAGGCAATGGTGGAAGCTATGCACCGCTGCCTGAAGGCAACTACAACGCCAACATCACGCAGGCCGAGCTGAAGGACACCAACGATGGGACCGGCCAGTACATCAAGATTCGCCTGGACATCACAGGCCCAAGTCATCAGGGCCGAGTTGTGTTCTCGAACTTGAACATCAAGAACGCCAACGCGAAGGCCGAGGAGATTGGCCGCCAGCAGTTGGGTGACATCATGCGAGCGATTGGCTTGTCGAAAGTGACTGACACCGATCAGTTGATCGGCAGCAGCGTCAACATCAAGCTGGCAATTCGTGCCGCACGCACGGATGAGAAGACCGGCAAGACCTACGAGGCCAGCAACGATGTCAAGGGTTATCGCGCAATCAATGGTGGATCAGCCACAGCGTTTAAGCCAGCCGCACCAGCAGCAGCACCTGCTGCCCAGGCAGCACCGGCCAAGGCAGCACCGCCCTGGCTGAAGAAGTAAGCAAGAAAAAGCCCCAGGAACCGTGAGGAACCTGGGGCAATGTGGCAACTACAGGAAGGAGACGGATACCATGAAGATACCCGAAGCAAATCATAGCATCCAGGTGCTGATCGACAAGCACCACGAGGCCAAGGCTGAGGTGCCCAGGCCGCACATGGGCTGCAGCCAACTCGGCCATGTGTGTGATCGGTGGCTGTGGCTGAGTTTTCGCTGGGCTGTGCAGCCTAAGTTTCCTGGCCGAGTCCTGCGCCTGTTCCGCAGGGGCCAGATGGAAGAGGAAACCATTGTCAGTGATCTGCGAGCCATCGGCATGGATGTGCGCAGCACAGGCAGCGCACAGAGCCGTGTTGACCTTGGATGCCATGTGTCAGGCAGCCTGGATGCCATCATTGAGTCAGGAGTGCCTGAAGCGCCCAAAAAGCGCCATGTGGCTGAGTTCAAGACGCACAGCAAGAAGTCATTTGATGACCTGGTGAAAGAAGGCGTCGAGAAGTCCAAGCCCGAGCACTTTGTCCAGATGCAGCTCTACATGCACGGCACCAAGATCGACCGTGCTTTTTATCTGGCCGTCTGCAAGGACGATGACCGCATCCACACCGAGCGTGTGAGGTACGACAAGGAGGTGGCCGAAAAGTACATCCAGCGAGGCCACAGGCTGGCCACAGAGGATCGAATGCCACCGCCAATCAGCACAGACCCAAGCTGGTATCAGTGCAAGTTCTGCGATGCGCACGAGTTCTGCCACAGCACAAAGACCACCAAGCATGTGAACTGCCGCACCTGTGCGCATAGCACGGCCACCAAGGCCAGCGAGTGGCATTGTGCCAAGTGGGATGCTGTGATCCCGGTGGATGCCCAGCGCACTGGATGTGAAGGACACGTCCTACATCCTGATCTGGTGGCCTGGCAGCGCAAGGACGGGCCAGATGAGTGGACGGCTGTTTATGAGATCAATGGCACGAATGTGGCCAACGGAGACCCTGAACAAGAAGGCGTGTTCAGCTCCAAGGAGCTGCTCGCAAATGCTGCTGCCTGCGCCAGCGGTGATTCTTTTATTGCCGAGATGCGCATGGACTTCGGCGGGAGGATTGTGGGATGACTATTGAAACCATGAAGCAGGCGCTGGAGGCGCTGACACACAAAAAATGGTTTCGCATTGGGCTGGGGGAGCCAAACGAACCTAAAGTTGAAGCTGCCATCGCCGCCCTACGCACCGCAATCGCAGAGGCTGAGAAGCAGGAGCCGGTGGCGTGGATGGATGAGTTTGGTAATGTTTTCCCGCTTGGCGCACAGCGTGGCCCGAAATATCTTAACGAGCCAATGAAGCCCCTCTACACCACCCCACCCGCAGCACCTGTGCAGGAGCCTCGGTGCGCGGTAATCGTGGAGGTGTTCGGAAAAGACTGGCGGCTTGACTACATGTCGCTCCCCGTTGAAAAGCACAGGCTCTACACGCAGCAATACGTCTACACCACCCCACCCGCAGCACAGCGGCAATGGGTAGAGCTGACATTTGCTGAGATATGCGAATGTGAAAATGACTATTTGCACCTTTTTGCCCGAGCCATTGAAGCCAAACTAAAGGAGAAGAACACATGAAACCCGAAGACATCATCAAAGCAACTCGCAACAGCCTGAACATCTATTCATTCACTGCCGAGGCGCTTGAGAAATTGATTGCCGCAATCCAGTCAGAACATAAATGCCAGACCTGTGAAGCGTTGGCCCGAACGGTAATGATGGATCAAACGGCGCATGACACGCATACCGCAGCACAGCGGGAATGGATTGGGCTGACGGATGAGGAAGTCGGTCTGTTTGTGGAAAACAGGCGGGCAGAAGATTGGGTGTTTGTACGCTCGGTCGAAGCCAAACTTAAGGAGAAGAACACATGACCCGCGACGACATCACCCGCATTGCCCGTGTGGCTGGGTTTGTAGGCTTTGATGGGGACAACGGGTCACTGAGACGCTTCGCCGCCATTGTCGCCGCAGCCGAGCGCGAGGCGTGTGCTCAGATTGCCTTTAATGCCAAGACATACATCGAAGCTGCCGCCGCAATCCGAGCAAGGGGGCAAGCATGAACTGGCTACCTGAGCACAAGTGCGGCTTGTACCTAGAACACAACGCCCACAAGGATGTGTATGAAACGATTGAGGAGTATTACGACCCAAAAGATTTTGTCTCTGATGAGGAGTGGACAAAAGCTGTTGAGTTGGATAGCGTTTGGCGCTTGCAGTGGTATCCAAACACGCCTGTGGGTTTTAATGTTGTCTGCGCGTCAACTTTGGCCGCGCTTGAACAATACATCCGAGCAAGGGGGCAAGATGCTGCGTGACTACCAACAGCGAACCATCGACCAGCTTTATGCGTGGTTGCTTTGTGTCCGTCAATCCGATAAAATGGACTGACTGACACAAGGAGATACGCATGAAATGTGCATTTGACGAGTGTGAACGCGATGCCGTTTGCAAGGGTTACTGCGACAAACACTATCGCCGGGTCTTGAGGCGTGGTGACGTCAACAACTACGGCAGTCGCAAAGTCGCAGAAGGTGACGCCATAGAACGGTTTCATCAAAAGTATGAGATCAATGAATCTGGCTGCTGGATGTGGACTGGTGGCACAAGACCGAACAGCAAAGGTGTACCGTATCCAAGGCACTGGACAGATGATTCTGAGTCAATCGGCGCGCACAGGTTTTCATTTGAACTGGTGCATGGAGCAATACCGCAAAGCATGTACGTCTGCCACAAGTGCGACACGCCGCTGTGCGTGAACCCAGATCATCTTTTTATTGGAAGTCACCAGGACAACATGCGCGATATGGTCGCCAAGCAAAGATCGTTTATCGGACGTGGAGAAGACAAAAAAGGTCGCGCAAAGTTGACCAATCAACAGGCCGATCAGATCAGAAAAATGAATATGTCTCACTCCAAGATTGCCTTCATGTTTGGAGTCAGCGCCACCACTATCGGACGGATCAAGCGCGAGGAGAGTTACTGATGCAGCTTCGAGACTACCAATCCAGAAGCATTGAGATGCTGTATTCATGGATTGAGAACAACAAAGGGCATCCATGTGTTGTCATGCCAACAGGTTCTGGAAAGAGCCATGTCATTGCAGCACTGTGCAAGGATGCGCTTCAATCGTGGCCAGAAACACGCGTTTTGATGCTCACGCATGTCAAAGAACTGATTGAACAGAATGCAGAAAAGATGCGTCTTCATTGGCCTGGCGCACCAATGGGAATTTACAGCGCAAGCGTTGGAAAGCGCCAGCTTGGAGAGCCAATCACGTTTGCTGGAATTCAATCAGTGCGCGATAAAGCAAGGCTGATCGGACACATTGATTTGATCGTCATTGATGAATGCCATCTTGTGAATCACAAAGATGAAGGCGGGTATCGCAAGTTGATCGGTGAATTGATGGCAGTAAACCCTGCTCTCCGCATCATCGGGTACAGCGCAACGCCCTACCGCCTGGGGCACGGCCTGATAACCGACAAGCCTGCCCTGTTCGATGCCCTGATTGAGCCTGTGAGCATTGAGGAGCTGGTGTTTAAGGGCTACCTAGCCACCCTGCGCAGCAAGGTCACCAGGGCCAAGCTGGATGTGACTGGCGTGCATAAACGTGGGGGCGAGTTTATTGAGGCCGAGCTGCAGGCAGCCGTTGACACCGACGACAACAATCAGCGGGTAGTGCGTGAGATCGTCGAGCTGGCAGGAGATCGCAAGGCCTGGCTGGTGTTTTGTACAGGCGTCAAGCACGCACAGCATGTAGCCGAAGTCCTACGCCAGCAAGGCGTGACCGCTGAGTGCGTGACGGGTGAAACTCCTAAGAAGGAGCGCGAGCGAATGCTGACAGAGTTCAAGGCTGGCCGCCTACGCGCCTTGACAAACGCCAACGTGCTGACCACTGGGTTCGACTATCCTGACATAGACCTGATCGCCATGCTGCGCCCAACCATGTCGGCCAGCCTGTACGTCCAGATGGCAGGCCGAGGCATGAGGGTCAAGAGCCACACCGATCATTGCCTGGTGCTGGACTTTGCTGGGGTGGTGGCCACGCACGGGCCGATCACCGCAGTGCAGCCGCCAAAGAAGGCAGGCGATGGCAATGGCGAGGCACCAGTCAAGGTCTGCGACAACTGCGGTGAGCTGTGCGCCATCTCGGTGGCCGTCTGCCCTGCCTGCTTGCATCCATTCCCTGAGCCTGAGCGCAAGAAACTGGAGCTGCGCAACGACGACATCATGGGCCTGGAAGGTAAAGACCTTGAGGTGACGAGCTGGAACTGGCGCAGGCACATCAGCAAGGCCAGCGGCAAGGAGATGCTGTCCTGCACTTACTATGGCAGCCTGTCCGACAAGCCCATCACCGAATACCTGCCGGTGCTGCATGATGGCTATGCTGGAGAGCGTGCGATGCAGCAGCTCTTCAAGATGGCCAACTCGTCAGGTGCGCATCTGGCCGAGGCCGAGCGCATGGGCGATAGCGAAGGACTGGAATACCTGGCCGTGCAGATGAGCAATAGCCAGCCGCCCAAGGCCATCGAGTACAAAATGGACGGGAAGTTTCACCGTGTTTTGAAAAGGAGTTGGACATGACCACCAGACCACCAGAGCCACAATTCCTGCTTGACTATCGCCAGTGGCTGCAATCTGGGCCGCCGAAGTGCTGCCACACCTGCGAGTATTTCAGCCAGGAAGGCAACTGCTCGGTCTTCGACATGAGGCCGCCAAGCGAGTTTGCTGACGAGGTGAATGCCTGCGAGAAGTGGGAGTTTGAGGTGCCATTCTAGGATTAACGCTATAATGCAAAGGTGGAGCACAAGAGGCAATCATGGACATTTCTACCTTGCAAGAGGCACTTGAGTATTTCCCAGAGACTGGTTTGTTTTTCTGGAAGACAAGACCAGTCCATCACTTCAAAAACGAATGGTCCATGAATAAATGGAACGCTCGTTATGCCGGGCAAAAAGCTGGGACAGTTTATTCACCAACCAGAGGTGTTGACTACATGCGGGTGAAGATTGTTGTGTGGAACAAGCCTGTGTTTGCTCATCAACTGGCGTGGTGGTTTGTGCATGGAGTGATACCGCATGGCCTCTTTGTTGATCACATCGACGGAGACGCAACCAACAATGCAATCAGCAATTTGAGGCTTGTGAACCATTCAGAAAATCACAGAAACAGGCGCATTCAGTCGAACAACAGCAGTGGAGTCCCTGGCGTCCAGATGCGCCGAGGCAAATGGTGCGCCAGGATAAAGATCAACGGCAAGGAGAAATATCTTGGTTCATTTGCATCAAAAGAGCAGGCCATCGATGCGCGCAAAAAGTTTGCAATCCAGCACGGATTCACAGAAAGACACCATACCGACAGAAGACCACGAGCAGATGATGCTGGTGCAGTGGTTCAGGAAAACATACCCTGACGTTCGGATTTTTTCTGTGCCAAATGGTGGCCATCGTCATCCGGCCGTGGCAGCGAAGATGAAAGCAACAGGCGTGTCCTCTGGCGTGCCTGACCTGTTCGTGCCTGCCTGGAGCCTGTGGATCGAGATGAAACGCAGCAAAGGCGGCAGTCTTAGTGCCGAGCAAAAAGACTGGATTGCATATCTCGAAAGTGTGGGATTCTGTTGTATAGTGGGGAAAGGTGCTGGTCATGCAAAAGAGCAGATCAGCACTTTTTTCACCAACCACATAGGAAACACATGACCACGCGCATTTATGTCGTCACCGACACTGAGACCAACAAGCACCGCCTGATTCGTGCAGCCAATCAGGCCCAGGCCATCAAATATGCAGCCCAGACCCGATTCGACATCGAGGTGGCTGGCCAGGACGATCTGGTAAGCCTGCTCACGCACGGCATCCCTGTCGAGCTGGCCACTGGCCAAGCCACCGCAGACATGTTCGAGGATGTGGTCACCAATGCTGGGGGCACGGACTGATGGCCGCCGCAGACGCCAAGACCAAGGATCGTTACATGACGATCCGCATCCCAGCAGATGTTGAACTGGCGCTGCGCCGCCAGGCAGAAAACGACACCAGGACACTGGCCGCCCAGGTGCTGCACTACATCAAGCAGGGGCTGGCAGATGAGGGCAAGAAGGTGGCCTCATGAAGTGCCCAGTATGTGGCACCTGGACGCTGGTGAAGGAGACTCGCCAGCGTGCAGACAATGCCAAGTACAGGCGCTATGAGTGCGCCAACATGCACCGATTCACAACGCTTGAGAAGGTGGCCAAGGTGATTGCTGCAAAAACTCCCAAAGACTAGGGTTTGTCCCTAGTTAATTAGATTGTGGGAAATCGTGTTAAGATGCAGTCATCGCAACCAACCAGCAAGGAGCTGAACGTGAGCAGACTGATCGAAACCTATCGCAAGTGCCCATCGCCAAGCAACAGGGCCAAGCTGCAGGCCTACCTGCAAAAGCACATGATGGCCGTGTGCATGGCCACCGAACAAGAGATTGCCTTCCTGAAGGCCCATGAGTTCAAAATCTAAGGAGACCACCATGCAAGCCCCACAACCTCAGCAACCCTCTTGGCTGGCCATCAGGCCAAGCCTGCTCAACCCCAACTGGCGCTATGTACCAGCAGCGTCCACCAACATCATGGATCGTTTTCGTGCAATGGGCTGGGTGCCACCATCGGAAGCCAAGAAATGAAGAAGCTGCTCAACCTGGCGCTGGCCACCGCAATCGGTGTTGCTATGGCAATCCTGCTCATGGAGTGGATGGTAGGCTGTGGTGAGACCTACATCGACTCCAAAGGCGTGAGCCACAAGCACGCTTGTCTGTTCTTGGGCCTGGACAAATGAACTGCTGCAATCAAGACTGCGTGCAGGGCCGAGAGTGCCCTGCCCGTGTGGCCAAGTGCAAGCCAGTCATGCTGGCCGCTGAGCCATTGCCTGCCAGCCCTGTGGCTGGATACCTCAGAAGGATGGCCACCGCCATGTTGATGGTGCTTGGCGTGACATTTGTCATCTGCCTGTGGATCGTCCTGATCGCAGCATCTGCAATAGTCGCACCTGAAAGACGGCTTATCGACTGCAGCCTGGCATCATTTCACCCAGACTTCACCCCAGCCATGCGCGAGGCGTGCCGCACGCGCAAGCCCATGTAGCAGGTCTCAGGCAGTCATGCTGGCTGCCTTGGCCTGCACATCAGCAACGCGCCTTTCCCAGCCCTTGCCAAAGGTTGGCCAGTGTTCCAAATACATTAGGAATGACAGTCGGCGCTTGCAGTAGTCCTCGACAAGCTGCTGTGAGTCAAAGTTCGCCACAGCCGCCAAAGTCTTCGGGCCTATGCCACCATCAGGCTCGACGCCAACGCACGTCTGTAGCCACTTCGCTGCCCTTCCTGGGCCGCTGTTGATGGCAGCATCGAACACAGCGTAATCGACGCCAGACGGCAGCTCGTCGCCGCGAACCTTGTCCCAGTACTTGGTCTTGTACAGAGGTGCCACGTCGGCAGGCGTGAGCGCACGCATGGTCTTCTCGTCCACCTCGTGGCCGCAATGCTCCTCCCAGACTTTCTTGGTGCAGCCGAGGTTCGTCATGCCACCTGGGTCTTTTGGGTGGTTCACAAAGCCACCCTCATGATGTAGGACGGCAGCCAGTGCAGCTTCGAAATTCTGTTTCATGGTGTCCTCACTTGGTGGCTTTGGAGAGCAGATCGGTCTTGGCTTGGGAGCCAGCAGAACTGCCGAAGTAGTAGGCAATGATCCCTGTCCAGGCGGTGCCCAGGCTGCCCAGCATCATCAAGATGGCTGGGTTGTTGCTGTCGATCTGGTTGAAGAACATCATCACCATGATGCCGAAAAACCCAAAGGTCACAGCGCCAGCCAAGATAGGAGGCATCATCGAGCGAGTGGTGGCCTGCATCTCTCTGGCGCTCTTGCGGTCCTCAACGGCCAGCTTCTCAAAGTTCAGGCCCAGCTCCTGCGCCTGCTTCTGTAACTCGATCTCGGCCAGCTTGACCTGCGCGATCTGGTCGGCGGTCAGCTTGTTGGAGGCGATCAGATCGCCCACCTTTGCCTCATCCACGCCAATGGCCTTGGAGACTGCCGAGACGGCCATGCCTGCCAGTGGGCCACCCAGTGCAGTGGCAATCGTTGGGGCGATCTGCTTAAGCCAGTCCATGCTCACTCCTTTTTCGCAGTGACAACGTCGTCACCCTTACGCACCGTCACCTTGTCGCCTTCAACGTCAACGCGCATCGGCTGCTCTGGTCGGTCAAGACGATCCAGTTTCTCAATCAACTGCTTCATGATTTCAAATTCAGGCTTTTCCTGCTTGGTGCTTGCACCAGCGATGCCGTTAAGCATTGAGATAAGCGCGGTCAGGGCCGCGCCCAGCAACCCCATCACAGCGGCAATCTTTTCATTCTCAAGCACCACACTGGAGCCAACGCCGATGACGATAATCAGCGTGATGTAGAAGAGGCCGCTTTCGCCAATGGCTTTGCCAGCAACTTCCTTGGCTGTGCTTTGCGCTTGTAGCCGGTTCAATTCAACTTTGGCCTGCTCCTTGATGAGCGCAAGCTCATGAGTTAGGTCTTGATCTGACATATTTACACCTTCAGCAGTTCCCAGGCAGAACCAATCACAATGCCAGGCAGCGCGGTGGCAACAGCATCCCAAATGTCAGGCTGGCCCTCTTTGCGATACCACTGCTGGAGTTCGTAGAAGACGCCGAACACGATGCCGCCGATGGCAACGGCCCAGCCAATGGGAAGCAAGTGAATCGCGCCAAGGACAACAGTCGAGCCGACGCCCATAGCGAGATGCTGTAGCTTGTCTTTTGCAATCATTTTGTGATCCAGATTGCGGCAAAGATTGTCCCTGCCATTGACACAAGCATGATGCCTGCAGTCTTAATCATGATGCCTTCAATGCGTTTGAGACGCGCATTGATCTGCTCATACCTCAGTGCACAAATTTCTTCGTGCGTCTGAAGTCGTGCATCTGTTGCATCGACCTGGCTCATTACATGCCCTCGCCTTGCACAATGTACACGGTAGATGCGCCAGCAGGGGCCAGGCCTGAGAAGAACGACTCACGCGCAAAGCGCAGCACTTCCACAGCACCAGGCACTAGCACGATGGCCGCTGAAGGTGTACCAGCAACAGGAGCCACAGCATTGGCTGCGGCCTCTGCTGCAGTGTTGCCAACTCCAAGAAACACCGTATTGGCGCTGCTGTTGATGATCCGATATTGGCCTGTGCTTTGGGCATCAAGCCTTGAGAACACCAGAGCCTGGACACCAGTTGACGCAGAAGTGGTGGCAGGAATGACGACTGTGTTGCCAAGTGGGGCAAATGCGATTTGCGAATTGGTGGACATGATTTTTTTACTTTCAAAGTGTGTTGATTTTTAGATTTCAAATTTATAAGATTGCACTACCAGTAACGATCTGAGGCGTGTTATTACGCGCCGTTTCTTGTTTTAATTACATAAATATTAAAAGTAGTTGCGCCGCCGCTTTGATTTTCTAATTTGTACAATCCTGCATCGTAATAAAACCTGAATGTTCCGGACCCTGAAGTATTTGTAAAATATGAGCCAACGGTTTGACTAACTACCGCTGTGCCGCCACCACCGCATGCCAAAACAGCAAACGACCCGGAAAATCCTATATCAGAAACTAACAGCATTCCTGAAAAATCAGAGAAGGAAATACTAGCTGCGTTTGAAACAGACACAGAAGCGCCGCTTGCGTTTACGTGAACTGCAGGTGGAGTTGCTGTTACAACTTGGGTGCTGCTAAACGTTTGATTGCCAGTAAAAGTTTGAGCCGCATCAGTTCTGGCCATTGTTGCATTGGCATTAGGAACTGTGATTACACGAGTTGTCCCTGCTGCTGGACCAGTGAATTGAACTAAACCACCAGTAATTGATGAAATGATTTGTGTTGCAATTGATGAAATTGTTTTGAGCATTTTCTTTCCTTAAATCATGAATTAAGTTATCGAACCATGATCCAGTTAAAGGTCACGATGCCTGTGCCGCCTGGTGCAACTTCAACATTGATCGTAAAGCCTGAAGCCGTTTTGGTGATACTGGTTACTCGGTTGGAACCTGCTGCCGGTGTGTTTATCAGTTCAACAGGAGTTGCAACTATAAAATAAGTTGCATTTGGTTCAGCGGTTGTGAAAGTCACAGTTGCGCTGGTGTTTGCGCCTGTTACTTGCACTAGGCCGCGCAAATTTTTCGGTGCGCTTGGCAATACTGCTCCGCCAATTGCAGGGCTGTACCATTGCAGACCACCCTCAACCATCATTGTCGGCCCTTGCACCGACAAATCCTGCATCATGATCTTGTTTTGGATGTTGGGGTACTGACCAGGAGCGCCTTGAACCACGTTGGCAATACCTGAGCCATGTGGCGAAATAATGGTGGTTCGGCCATCTTCAATCACATAATGGTTGGCTGTGAACATACTGCCAGACTCAACCCAATCACCGATATAAGTGTTGGGACCAGCAGACACAACAGCATTTGATGCGTACTCGTAAATGTTGCCCAATCCAACTGTGTTGACACCATCATCGCTGATGCTGATTGGATAGCCGGTGATGTAGTTGTCAATCAATCGAACCGTCGTAGCTACGCCGCCATCTCCAATCCTAATGCCCGCTGATCCTGGTGCAGGTGCGTTGCCTGAATCAATTCTGCACATTTGCACTTGAATCTGCGTGACAGAACCAGAACCATCGCCCGTGATGTAAACGCCGTGATCGTTGAAATTTCTGATGAACAGGTTATCAATCATCACTCGTGTGGCACGCACAATTCTTACACCATGAGTTGCTGCATTCAGCCCGTTAATCGTAAATCCATAAACACACGCATTGACAAGTGTATCGCTCGGAATTTGAATCTTAATTGCAGGATTGGTTCCATCTGACACCAGCGTTACGCCAAAGCCGTTGATGCGAACATTTGACCGATTGATGTTGATATGTCCTAAATACGTCCCAGGAGGGAACGTCACAACTCCACCGCCAGCAGGCAAAGCGCTGATTGCGTTAGCAATTGCCGTTGATGAATTTACAATGCCCGTTGGATCAGCGCCAAAATCTAAAACGCTGATTGATTCAGCAAGTTTTGCTCCAACATTAGTTGGAACAGAATTGGCAAATGGAGGGTTGTATATCACTTCAGAAGCATCTGGGCTAATACCAGTGCCATCTGGAAAGTTGTAGACCATCGAGCCTTTGCTGTCCTGCACCAAGATGCTGAAGTTCACGCCATCAACATAAATTTGAGCTGGGGTGCCTGCCCGAGAAATGTAACCATTGAGCGTGCGCAAAGGCTGAGGTGCCACGATGGTCAGAGCCTCGTCGAAGTACACCACGACAGGGTTGGTCTGGGGGTTTAGATTTGCCTGTCCAATCCAGATGTAACCATTCTCCAATGGCTGGCCATCACGGTCTTGAAAGACCGGGAATGGGACTTGAATCGAGAGTGCGCTCATTGTTGGTTCTCCTGGTCGAATTGTCGTCCTGTTTGGATTGCACTCTGCAAGAACTGGATGCGTGCATCCAGAGATTGTGGCAGGTTCGCTTCTTTTGCGAAATCCCCAAAGGACTTGCTCATGGCCGTGCGACGAAGCGACGCCTGGCTTGGCTGGCCACCCTTGGTGGCAGTCTGCACGGCCAACTCTTGGAATTCTGGTGAGGCAAAGAGCTTGGCTGCCTTCTGCACGCCAGCGCCTTTGGCTGAGGACATCCATTGCACGATGTCTGGTGCGATCAGGCCGCCACCAGGCACCATGCTGGCCACGCCAGTGGCAGCACGTTGTGCCACGCTGCTGGACATGATCTGTCCCATTAGGCCTTGGACCGCTGCATCGCCAAGAATCTGGTTGGCCTTGCCGGTGGTCGGAATGCGAGCCTGAGCGTCTGCGATGCGCCTCGAAATCTCGTAGAGATCACGCGAGGCACGATCCCACTCTGGCCCCATGATCTTGACCATCTGGGAGTAGACAGGCGGGTTGGCTCGAAGGCCACGATAGACCTTGGTGAACTCGGCAGGGCTGAACACGGTTTCAGCAGCTCCAGCAGCACGACCTGCCGCCTTGCCTGCGGTCACAGACGCCAGCGCCGTGGCCAGAGTCTCTTTCTGCAACTCATCTGGCACCACCTTCATCAGACGATTGAAGGCCGCTGCATCGCCCTTGGCAGCCGTTGTGATGGCCGTCTGCATACGCTGGGCCACGCTGCCATCAATCTCTTGGCCGAATGCGCCGACGATACGCTTTTCCAGTGCCTTCTGTTTGGCGGTCAGCAAGTTGGCTGCACGCAGTTCGCGCCGAGCCTCTTCGCCTGCCAGCGTTGCCACGTTATCCAGTTGATCTTGGGCCAGTGCAGCATAGAGGCGCTTGAGGTCACCGGCTGCCATGTTGTCGTATGGTGACTTCAGACCACCAACGGCTTGGCCTACCAAATCCTTCTCGCGCTTGAGTCCGAAATAGGTCAGCTCACCCTTCTCCAGCATCTTGGCCAAATTGGATTCCTGTGGCGTCATGCGTCCTGCAGCGCCCAAATTGGTACGAAGGTCGTCAAGGTAAGTTTTTAGGTTGTTCAGCTCAACTGGGGAATTCTTTGGCACTGCCTCGTCGATACGGTCGTAGATCGCCTTGGCATCAGTTTTCAGCGTCTGCCGGGTCTGCTGCAAGTTGTCCACAATCTTCTGCGAAGTAGCTCCAGGAGCTGGCCTGCCAGCAATGAAGTTGGCATCAAACTGCTGCGACACCTCGTCGGCACGCTGGATGGCGTTGCGCACGGTGCTTTCCCATGCAGCCTCAGCTTCTCCTGCAACCAATGCACGGGTCAAGCCAACAGCACTGCGCACCTGCGGGTTGTCGCTCAATACGTCGAATGGCAAATCAATGCGAAGGCGCTCGGCTGCCGCACGAGCCTCTGGGTTAACCTGCGCAAGATCAACCAGTTGGGCCTTGGCAGCAGAGGAGCCAGGCCCAAATCCACCAGCCTTGCGTGCCAGGTTCAGAACATCAATGACGCCACCTGCTGTGGCCTCTGCTGCGACGGCTGGGGCCGCTGCAGCCGCTGACGGTTGCACCTCTGGTATTGCTGCAGCCATAGGAGGCGCTTCTGGCACTGCTGCTGCTATTGGAGGAACTTCAAATGTCGGCTCAATGCGAGTTTCTGGGGCCATTGCTGTGCCCATAGAAGCACCAGGAGCGCCAGGTGCTGGGGCAGGGGCTGGTGCGCGGCCTGTGACGCGCTGTGCACCCCTTCGAACGGCTGCGGCCACCGGAGGTGCCACCCGTTGCAAAATCTGCCCTGCTGGACCTGTTGCTGCTGCCAGACCAATCTCGGCTGGGCTTATTTGACCGCCAGTTGCGGCCTGGGTTGTCTCGATGGCCGCTTGTGTTGCACCAGCACCAACAACTGCACCAGGAATAGTCGCAGCTCGTCCTGCTGGCAAGAAGGCTGCAACTCCACCAATGGCCCGAGGAATATCTCCCATCGTAAAGCCTGGTGGGATAGCGTATTCCTGTTGGTTGACAGACGATCGCAGGATAAAGTTTCCTTTTTCGTCTTGGCGAACCTGCACTCCAGGGAAGTTGGATTGCAGAATCTGCACCGTCTCTTGAGGGTTGCTAAGCAAAGATCCAAGAGCAGTTTTGAAGGATGCCACGCTCATCTGGTTGAGTTCTGGCATAGTTGTCCACTCAGGCAAGCGCTGAGTTTCAGGCGTTGCACGAGCGCGGCCAGTAACAGTCTCAACCAATCCCTCAAAAAAGCCCATCGGCTTTGGCTGTGATGCCGCCCACTGTTCAGGCGACATCGCTGGCAAAGATGGAACCACTGTGAATGGTGCTGGAGCAGGAGCCGCAGGAGAAGGTGCTGGTGCTGGTGCTGTGGCAGATGCAGGAGCTGCTGATGCAGCCTGCCTAGTTTGGGATGCCAGCCATTCTTCTGGACTCATTTTGCCCCCACAGATTGTTTATATGCCGTCCACTGTGCATCAGTGAAGTTCGCAGGACGAGTGTAAGTCTTGTCGCCGACTCTGACGGTATTCCCAGATTTGTCAGATGGTGCGACCTCGGCTGGCGTGTAGAAGATGTTGGCCGTATTCAGGCCGTAGCCTTTGGCAATGCGCTCTAGGCCTTGCCTGACAACAGTCTCTTGCTCGCCAGCAGATTCGTAGAGTTTCTTGGCTTGGCCTTTGAATGAATTTCTCTGAGAAGCATTGAGCCTCTCACCGCTGATGACTCGGTTGTAGATATTCTGGATTCGCTCAGGAACACCAGTGGCATTCTGCGCAGTGGCAAACTCGCCCTCGCGCACCACTGAGCCAGGGTCCAACATCTTCATGTAGCCGAAGATCAGCGACAGATCTCCGACAGCAGTGTCTTCTGACGACAGAACCCGACCATAAGCAGATTTGACCTCCTGAAAAGGCTTTGTCTGATCGTTGTATTCCTTGCGGAACTTTGTCTCTGCCTCTGGACGTTTTTCGACTGGGATGATGCCTGCCGCCATCTGATCGGCTTCTGCTTGCGCACGTTTGGCATCTGCGCCAGACTTGGCTGCCGCAGCATCAGATGCTCGACGAGCTGCCCTCGATGCCTCAATCTGCGCCTGCGTCAAACCGAGATCAGCGCCGAATTTATCAGGCGCAAACTTGGCCTCTGCCGCCTTGATGATTGATTGACTCTGAGCCTCACTGATTTTGAATGGCTGAGTGGCCCTGGCAACCTCGGCTTCAATGCGTGCCTTTTCTGCGTTTGCAACTCGCAAATCTTGCTCTGCTGCAAGACGAGTTGGTGTGTCTGCTGCTTCAAGAACTTTTCTCTGCGCTTCGGCCACAGCGGCATCTGCATCAGCCACGGATTTTCTTAGTGCCGATGGTTCTCTTTCGGCAGTTCTGCGCTCGTTTCTGACAGCAGTAATGCCCTTGTACCAGTCCTCACCAAACGTGCCAGCGCCAAGTGATTCAACAAGCCTTGATGCCCTGTTTGGGTCTTGGTTGGCAATGGTCAGAATGTCCTGGAATGCACGCTTCTGGTTAGGATCAGTTTCAGCATTGATGCGATCTTGAAGCAGCGTTTTTGCCGTTTCTGGGTTTGCCTCAAAAGCCAGCAGAACTTGCGATGTGAATCTTTTCGAGCTATTGAGCTTATCTGCGCTCATGCCTTCGCCGATCAGTTTCAGGGCATCAAATTGTTGCTTGTTTGCTCCGAGCAGCAAAGGCTGCAGTTCTTCAAACGTGCGCTCGGCTGCTGGCTTTGCAAAGAATGAATTCAGTCCAGACTGAAACTGCTCCTGCGCTGCTCTTGCTTGTTCACGAGCAATTCTGGCATCCTCGCGCTCTTGCGCTCGTGCCTGTGCCTCTGCGCCAGCAGCGCCAAGTTTGAACCCACCGAGTGCCGCCTCAAAAGGGCTTTGCACATCGACTGCGTAGTTGATCGGGGCTTGGAATGGATTGATGGTGGCCATGTTCTATTCCTCAAAACCCAAAGCCAAGACCAGCCTTGCCGCCTGCGCCGTACTGGAATCCAAGCACCTGGGCTGGCAGATTAAACAGGCCACTGAATGCCTTGGCCTCGCCAAGTTCTCCACCAGCTCTGGCCGCCCCTTGCTGGGCCAGCAAGTTGGCCACATTGGTTCCAGACTCCATGCCAGCAGCACCGACACCGGCAGCAGAACGCTGGCCCAACTGCGTCATGCCGCCCAGGCGGCCATATTGCTGTTCAATGGCTTGGTTCAGCAAAGCTGGTCGGAACTGTGCCAGTGCGCCTTGGATGTTGCCACCTCGCAGGCCACCAGTGGCCGAAGCACGCTGAAGCAGAGCCTCTTCGCCCTGCTGTGCCAAGGCCTGGAAGGTCTCGCCGCCTCGAATGCGCTCAATGGCGGCCTGCTCTGCTTCTGGGCCTTGTAGGCCGAGCAATGCTTGCTGCTGCTGAAGTGCAGGAAGACCTGCCTCGGTGTAAGGCTTGAGCAATGCTTGCAGTGCATCGAACTGCCTGCGCTGCTCTGCAATACCTTCGCCTGCTGCGCCTGCTTGAATGCCTGCAGCCTCGCTTGCTGCATCGGCCTGCATCATGCCGCCAAGCAGTTGCGAGCCTCCAACGATTAAACCAGTGACTGGATCAGGCATGGCTGAACTCCTTCATGTAGTCTTCAAATTTCTCGCCATACAACTCCATGACGCTGCCTGCATCTTCTGTCGCACGACGAGTGCCGTGGCACAGCGCCACGGTCATCAGCACAACGTCATAGTATCCTGCACGCCAGACGAATGACCGTGCATCGGCCTTGCCTGATCGCTCGGCCTGGTCGGAGGCCTGCCACTTCAGAATCATGGTGGCCACTATGGGTGCGAGGCTGTGGGAGTTGGCAGTCCAAAATGTATTCTGGTTCATGCCCACCAGGGTGTTCCAGATCACCGCATTGAGGTCTTCGCGCTCGACTGGATCACCGTCTGCGACATCATCAAAGACCTGGATGGCCCCATAAAGCATGAGCAGCCATTCAACGGCTGACGTTGGGAGCGCGAAAACCCTTTGCAGGTTCACTCTCAACCAATCGACACCAGACATGCGCAGCTCCTGTTCAGGGTGAGCTGCTGGCGGCTCGATAGGCTCAGCGGCTGCATTTTCCCACATTTCGGCATCCCGTCAATATTCTTCTTCTTCTTCCCGGTCTTCCCAGGCCTGGCAGACGCGCATGTCGTTGCAGATGAAGTTCAGCTTTTCACAGTGGCCACGAAAGCCTGCGCCCTTGTCGTAGGCTGCCATCGGGATGCGCTCGATCTTGACTTGGGCCATGAAACTGTTGTCGTAATACTCGCAGTTTGAGCAATGCTTGCGCCGTGCATCCTTTTCGGTGCACTGCATAGCCTCGGCCAGCCCTGCGTAAAACTCCTTGTTTGCGCCTGGCTCGTTGGTTGGCATCTCTGGACCATAGTTCCAGTCCTGCACCGCAATGACGTAGTTTTTCTTGTTTTCTGCCGTGGTGATGAATTCCTCATCCATTGGCAGGCCCATAAAGCCCTTGGGCATCATCATGAATTTGTCCATGCTGTTCTCCTTTAAGTGATTTCGCGGCCAGATGCTCGGATGGTCAACGATGTTGCTGCGCTGGCAATGGTGGAAATAAAGCCACCACTGTCCAAGGCTTGGCCGACCAGTTCTGGAAAGGTATAAGTCTCGTCAGGTGCAATGGCACGTGCATCAACGATCAAGTTGGTCACACCTGCAGTGCCGCCACTGGTCACCAGATTAACGCTGATGGTGACATTGCCTGCTGTGGTGTTGGTGGCCGTGAACTTGTCAATGATGGCCTTGCAGTTCACAGCGGTGTACTGCGTGGTTTGGATGTTCTCGGCTTGCTTTGCTGGGATCAGCACCTTGATGGATACGGTCATATCATGCTCCTTATGTGGCTTCGCCGCCGCTGGCGATGATGGTCAGACCTGCTGATGCGGCCTGAATCTGGATAGTATCGCCTGCGTTCAGCACTTCGATGCCGTTGTACTGCAGTGCGTTGTTTGCTGGTACTGACACATCGTAGAGAAATGCATTGCCTGTGCCTGCTGAGCCTGCGGATGGCACCAAGAACACGCGCACGTTGATGGCTGCTGCTGTGGTATTGGCAATGCTAAACTCTTTAAGCAGAGCACGGGTGCTGGCCGGAACGGTGTAGAGCGTGGTCACGCCTGTGGTGATCGCTGCTTGGCCAAACTTGGCAGGTGTGATTACATCGAAAGCCATGTGAGCACCTGGTTAGATCGCACGGAGGCGGGTAGGTTGGCCAAAGGCAAGATGCCATTGACATCGTGCGACAGTTCCACATTGTTGCGCACTGGGGCCAATGCCAGCAATTCCAAAGCCTGGGCCAATCTTGGGATTGCATCCAAGGTCTGCTGCACCTTAGCATTGAGTGCAGCGTCATCGACTGCTGTTGCCTGAGCCAATGCGCTGATCTGAGCCAGCGCCTCGTTTGCTGTGGCCGCCGCCGTGTCTGCCTGGTACTCGAAGTCAGTCCCGACAATAACCTGGAGCTGATCGACGGCAGAGAACAGCAGCTCAAACTGCCTGATCTGCTGCTGGTCGGTCAGAAACTCCGCGAGCTGATCGCGGGTCAGATTCAACTTGCGGGATTGTGGTGCGGTTGCCATCAGTATGCCAACGCCTCAATCTGTGCCTCAAGGCGTGCAAACGACACATGGGCATCGCTGTCTCCTTGGAAACGCTGGATGCGCCAGTTGCGCATGTGCCCCTGCTGGAACCAGGCCAGGCGCTTGGACGTGCTGCCAATCGTGCCAACGGCAATGCTGCGGTCTTGACTCCAGGACAGGCCGTTCACGCTGTAGCTGGTGCTGATCTGCGGGTTCTTGCCCAGCGCCACGCTGCCGGTCAGTGCGACCAGCTCAAGGCGGTTAAAGATCGCGCCGTTGCCTTCGTTGTAGACGATGACCGTGCCAAACTCCCAGCGCACCTGCTGTCCCCAGTGATGGCCAATGTCTTGCACAAGATAGCCGATGGAGTTGGACTGCGGATCGCCGACCAGCCACTTGTCGTATATCCAGACCATGTTGCGTGCCCGGTACTGGCTGAAACCGACAAAAGTGGTGGTCAGAGTAAACCAGACGGGCTGCTCTAGAGCCTCAGATGCTGAGGCATCGTAAACCACCGTGCGGTCTGGCAGGTGGACGTAAAGATGCTGGTGGTTCTTGTCGTTGCGTGCTTCCAGTTGAACCTTGACCAGTTGCGCCTCGGTGTACTGAAGGAGCAGATTGTCGATCTCTTGGGTGCTGATTTTCTGAGTTGTGGCCGCTGCGCCAAGGTAAATGCCTGGGGCTTCGTTTCGACCACCGCCCAAAAACGCAATGCGCTCCAGGTAGACGCAGCAAGCGTGCGTGCCAAGAACGCCCTTTTGGACTTGTGCGCCATCAATGCGTGCGAATGGGAACAGCTCGCCGCCCACGTTGTCGAAGACCTCCATCGTGTTGCTGTTGAGAGCGTAGACCTCGTTGCGCAACTTGATGAGTGCCACAACGGGATCAGGGTCCACCTCGGAGCTGCCATATTTCAGCGGGTTGACCTGGGTCGGGTCTGACAACTCGGTGACGACAAGGTTTGCGCCATCGGTAGTCATGAAGTAGCCATCAACCCAGCAGAAGTCCAGCACCACGCCAAGGTCGGGATCTGTAACTTGTCTCAATATCGGAGCTGTTGGGTTCCAGCCTATGGTGCCTGGCGTGGTAACTGGAATCCAATAGTACAGTCGACCACCTGATGCGATGGCCAGCACATCAAAGCTGTAGTCCATTGTCACCAGCTCGGTGGTAGGCCCACCAACATCGCCCAGCACGGTCACAGCGCCGTTGCTGTCCACGGACACCAGCTTGGTGCCCATCACACGATAGCAGACGCCATTCCAGTTGATGCCTCCACGGTCAACGCCTGGGCCTGTGCCGTTGGCCACAATGCCATCGCCAGGACGCAAAAAGCCATTGCTGATGCCTGACGCCTTTGGCACCGGTACCATGTTCACAGGGTATGCGGTGCGCAGCTCTGGTGTGCTGTCAGTGTAGATGCCGCTTAGGATTGGAACTTGCATGGCATCACTTCTTGGCTTTGTTGCGTGCTGAGATTGCCTTGGCCTTGGAGCGTGCGTCCTCCTTGGAGCTTGCGCCCCAGGCCTTAAGACTGAGCAGCAGCCTGGTCGGCTCGCCGTTTTTCATCTCTGGGCCAGGCATGTTGCCCATTCGAGCCAGGAAGCTGGCTCGCCTCGGGTTGTCGCCCGACTTAACAGGCGGCTTGATGTTCTGGCCTGCAGCTTTCAAGCTGGCGCGACCAGCAGCGTTCAAGCCGCCTTTTGGGTTCTGCCCTTCTTTGCGCTGCCATGCCGGTGTTTTCATCTGTACCTCGCCACTTTTGCGGCCACTTTCTTGGGCTGCTTTGCAAACTGTTTTCCCTTGGATGTGGCCTCGCGCTTGGCGCGGGTTGTTGCAGCGTACTCAGCCGGGGTCAAAGCCTTGATGGCCTTTTCGGGCAGATAACGCTCTCCCGTCTCGCTGGACGGCTTGCCAGACTTGGTGCGCCAGTTCTGTGCACTCCAGTCCTTGAGCGATTTCTGCGTGGCCTTCATGACTTGTAACCTCCACCTTTGGCCTTGTACTGCTTGGCCAGCAACTGCGCCTTGCGAGCTGACCATTGCCCAGCTTCAGTGCCCTGCACAGCCTGCCCTTTGATCTTCTCAAACAGGTTCTTGCGCATAGTCGGCTTGGTGTAAACAGCCGCCTTATTGACAGAGGATTTGGGCTTGGTGGCCATTACGCTACTACCGCACCACGGAAGCCAACAACCCACCAGTCAGTACCAGCAAACTGCAGAGTTACTGAATCTCCAACGGCATTAAAGGTGATCGTGGTAGCACTTCCAAGATTGGCTGGAGTCAAAACACCGGTATCACCACCAGCCGCTTCTGCAACATAAATAATTGTTTTCAGTTGGCCCTGTGCGCCATCAGCAAGAGTCAACGCATTGCCAGTTGCAGTTGAAGTAAAAGCAGTGACAAGACTTGTGATATTTACCGCACCTGGACCACTCAATGACTGAACTGTTGCAGATGCCCCTGTACCGCCATTGGCAACTGGCAGAGCGCCAGTCACGCCCGTGGTTAGCGGCAACCCAGTACAGTTTGTCAATGCCCCAGACGTTGGAGTTCCGAGAATTGGGGTCACCAGCGTTGGTGTGTTTGCAAATACATTTGCGCCTGTGCCAGTTTCATCGGTCAACGCAGCGGCAAGATTGGCGCTGCTTGGGGTTGCCAAGAAAGCGGCCACGTTTGCGCCCAGACCGCTGATGCCTGTCGTAACTGGCAAGCCGGTGCATGAGGTAAGAGTGCCTGATGTCGGAGTGCCAAGTATTGGTGTGATTAAAGTCGGGGTGTTGTTGAAAACCAGCACGCCTGTGCCGGTCTCATCGGTCATTGCTGCACGCAGATTGGCACTGGTTGGGTTTGCCAACCAAGTTTGCACACCAGCGGCATAAACCGTCTCGGCATTGATCTGATACCAAGAATTTGTGGGCTGATAGAACCTGATTGCTGTTGCGGTGCCAGCGGCCAGCGAAGTCACGCCACCATAAATTGCCGATGCGCCATTGAGCGCAATGGTCAGCGAGGTGATCTCTTGCGTGGTCGTAATCAGCACCGTGGTGCCATCAGGCACGCCAGTGTTCAATGGCAGGGTGATCGTGCCAGTGGCCAGTGTGCCAGCAGGCTGCAGGAGCATCCACTGGTCATTGCTGACGGGTGTTGGCACGGTGATGTTAAAGCCTGTGCCTGGAACGTATAGGTTCGTGGCCAAGGTCGGAGATGCAAACGTCTGCTGGAAATATTGCAGAAGCTGCGTGACCGAGACCCTGCGTGCGTCACCATTGTTGGGCACATAGATCGGGAGCTGATCGCCACCGGATACTTGAGAAATGGGCGATAGTTGATTGATCGTTGGCATGACTGCTGTTCCTCAGTAGTATTCGATTGGGCCGTCTTGACCGGCCAGGACGGGATCGGCTGGTGGACGAATGAATGGATTGTCGTAGACGCGCCAGGGCTTGTTGCCTGCGCCTGCTGGCATGGTGCTGGGCAGTTGCTGCTCCATTGGCATGGCAGCACGGGACAGGAGCGTGTTGTACGACTCCTTGGCCGTGGCCTTGGTGTCAGGCATCACCTGCTTGCCGTAGCTCGGGGCCAGCTTGATGGCCAGGTTGGTATAGATGGCCTCGTTGGAGCTGTCTGGCACATTGGTCTGCTCATCCAGATCGCTGTCTTGGGGGCTGGATGGCAGAGGGTATGCCAGACGAATGCCCAAGGCATTCCAGGCGGCCAGCATGGTGTCTAACCTGCGCAGAGCAGATTGCATTTGCTCTGGGCCAAGGTCGAAGGCATAGGAGGCCAGGCCAATCTCATCGAAAGCCTGCTCAATAAATTGGCGCTTGGTCCATCCCATGTCATTCTCCTGTAGACAGTCTGTCCTGGATCAATTGTCCCAGCTTTTTGTCCTTTGTGCGACCATCAAACCTGATTCCAAGTTCTGTGGCCTTGGCCTCCAGCTCAGTGCGTGTTGGTGGCGCATCGTCCTGCGGTGCAGCTTGCACCTCAATGATTGGGGCATCAATGCGGGATGGGTAATATTGCTTGATCGCTTTGCGCTCAAGCATCGCAATCTTTTTGGCTTTGCGCTTTTGCAGCCGCAACTCTCGCCACGGGGCGAGAGTTTTGGTCTTGACGATTGCGGCTGACTTAATCATTTCATTTTCTTCATTGGCGCTTTGCTTGGCTTGCCTGCGGCTTTTGCTGCCTTGGCTGCCGTGCTAAGTGCCATTGCAACAGCTTGCTTTTGTGGCTTGCCTGATTTCATTTCCATCGCAATGTTCTTGCCGATGGATTTCTGAGAGTAACCTTTGGTCATTGGCATATCGTTCTCCATGTGAGGCAGGCCAACATCTCTGCTGGCCTGTTTGTTTTACTTACATGATGCGATACACAACGAATGTGTCAGCAGCAGTCTTGCGGATGCGGAAACGTGCCGCAGCACCAGAAGCAGCACCCGTTGCCGCGCCGCCCACAATGGTCACGCCTGTGTTGACCGTAATGGTCAAAGCAAACGCAGCCAAAGTGATGACGCTGAAGTCGAATGAGTCATCAATAGCCCACTCGGTTGCAGCATCCAGCGCAGCGCCTGTTGGCAACTGGATGTCACGGCTTGCCGTTGGCGTTGCTGTGATGATGCTGGTCAACAGGTTAGCCGCAGTAGCAGCCATCGAACCACCGTCAGCAATGTTGGCTGGCGCTGGTTGAGGCTGCCAGTTGCCATTGTTGCTGATGGTCGGTGCTGTGCCGACAGCATAATTAGCGCCCGATGCACCAGCCTGAATTGTCACGATGGTGGCATTGGTGAATGCCGGTGAAACATAGGTGGTGTTCTCGACAACAGTTAGCAGGTCTTGCGAATCAGGAAAATTGGGGAATCCAACTTCCTGAAACACGCTTGCCGGTGAGAAGGCCTGAACGGCGATTTTTTCGCCAGCGGGCACAGTGACAACAGCCGTGCCCTGGGTGAAAATTACTTGATAGCTCATGATGACTCCTTATGCTTGACCGAACAGCAAGATGCCAGACATTTCTGGCTGCTTATTGACCACACCAAACAAGGTATCGAGACGATACTTGGTTTTCATGGTGTTGACATCGTATTGCTTCTGCATGACCAGCTCGATGCCTTGGTCGGTGCTTGCACGCATCACTGCGACACCAGCATCAGACGGGACAGCGTAACGGCCAGGCAGAATCTCCAGCGCATCTTTCTGCCAGAAGCAGTTGATGGGTGCTGCAGCCACGTTCAGGCGAGTGATGGTGCGGCCAGCGGCTGGAGTCACGATCACGTTCTGATACTGCAACTCAGCGTCAGTGCCACCCTGGGCCGAGATGATCGGGGGGGTGATGACGCAGGTCGTGGCGTTAACCACTTGCACCACACGGAAGGTCTTGGCAAAGCCAGTCCCCTGTTTGGTGATGTGATGCACAGCCTCAACGCCTTGAATCTGGATCGGCGTGCCGGCAGGCAGGTCAGTGGTGCTGGAGACCGTGATGGTCTGGAATCGGTTGTCCACGTTCTGGGTCTCGCCGGTGGCGGCAGTCTGGGTTGCTTGCGGAACATAGTAGTTACCAGCAGCAGCCAAGGTGCTCATCGTCGGGTCTGAACCAGTGCGAGCTGCGATGCGGTTTGCATAATCCAGCTTGTAGGTGTCAAAGCCTGCAACCATGCCGACATAAGAACGCTCGAAGGCGTTGTTCGACTTGTTGCCAGCAAAGCTGCGGGACACAGATGCACCACCAGCGCCACCAGCAATGTTGCCAGCGATGCCGTTGTAGTCGCGTGAGGACAGGGCCATGTAACGGTCAAAGGATTGGACTCCCTGCTCGTTCATGATGCTGTCGCACAGAGCCACATCGTCGTAGTCACCAGCAGCGGTGTTCACGGTCACGACCAGCGAGCCTTGGGCTGCGGCCACGTTCATGATGGCGATGTTGATGTCGGAAGCCAGCTTCTGCTTTGCAGCTTCGCCCAGACGACCTTCTTGCAGGGCATCACGCAGCTCAAGTGCGTCCAGGATGAACGGCACGGACTTCTGAAAGCCGAGCGTTGCAGGGACGGAAAGCTGGGTGTAGGCAGTGAAGTTGCCGGTCTGATCCATGCCATCGTACGACTGTGCGATGTAGGGCTGGGGACGGTAGATCACGTTGTTGGTGCGCTCCATCATCGAGCCGTCTGTGTTGTAGACGGACACGTTGCGGGACAACACCAGAGCATCGTTAAAGCCTTCGAGGATGTCCTCGAACGCAACGCGCTCTTCTTTTGAAAAACTATTAGCCATGATTGACTCCTAAAAAAATTACTTTGGTGCTGATCGTTTCTGCGCCCGATACTGAATGACTTTCGTCATGTTGCCAGTACGGGCTGCTTCTTCTCTCAGCCGTTCGAGGGTTGAGTCCACCGCACCTGAAGATCGTCCAGTTCCCGAGACGATACGCTCTGGTGCGGGTGCTGCTCTGCGATTGGTAACTTTCAATTCTTTCTCCAGTTTCGCTACCGCAAAGGCAAACTTTACGGGGTCTTTGATGTCAGACAACTCCTTGGCCTTCTTTGGGTTCTTTCCAAGTGCGTAGACGACAAGAGCAGGGTTATCTGCACCTTGCAGCATGACGCCTTGCTGGGTGATGTTGAAAACTTCCAGGGCCACGGCCTCGGCATCCTCAAAATCTTTGACTCGCAGCTCGGCTTTCGCCTTGCCGTAGCCATCCAGTTTGGCTTTCCAGGCCTTCTGCTGATTCATAACTTCAGCTTCTTGCCTGGCGTTGGCCTCGTCGGCTTGTCGCTTGCGCTCAAACCAGTCGGCCAATGCTGCCTCGAATTTATCAGCATCGTAATCGTGATCTTCCAGCTTCGGCTTTACTCCCAGCACGACCGGCTTGGTCTCAGTCTGTGCGGTTGTTTGCAGCTTATTCTGAAGCTCGCGGTTCTGACGTTGCAATTCTCGGTTCGTCTTGCGCAGCTCGCGTACCCATTCAGGCGCATGAGTCTGTTCTTCGGGAGGTGGCGCTTCCTCACCAATGCTGACAACAACTTCCTCGGTATCTTCAGTCTCCACCTCATCAACGGGTTCGTTGACTACGATTTCCTCTTCTTCTACCTCGATCTCGCTGTCATCAATTTCTGCCTTTTCATTCATCTTCAACCCCATCAAACTCACCCATTAAAAACGGCTGGGTGGATACCGTTAATTACATTCTCGCCCTTTTTCTATCATCTGACAACGGGCTGCACAATCTGGCCGCGCAATATCTGCTGCACGGCCTCTGCATTTGTGAGCGCCATATTCTGGGCAGTTTCGTCAACCTTGCCGAGCGTCTCCAGCGTCTTGGCCCGGCTGAGTTCAGCATCGGCCACGGTTTTGACGGTGTTGGCACGGGCCTGGGCGGCCTTGGCTGTGGCCTCCTCTGCCGCTGCCTGGAGATACATGGCGTTGGGGTCTTGGGGCTTGCCCTGCATCTCGGCCATGAGTTCCTGGACCTCTTCCTCTGTGGGCTTGACCACGCCCATGCGCAGGAGCTTCTTGCGGAAGTAGGCGTTTGTGTCGCTGAGGCCTTCGCCCTCCATGTTCATCATGGCCATTGCGGTCAAGACTTGCGCAGTCTCTGGGTCTTGCGTCATGGCAAGCATTCCGGTTAGGGCACGGACGGTTGCCTGCTTTTTGCTGCTGCTGGACGGGCCAACCTCGGCAATCACATCAAAGGTGGCAGAACTGAGGTCGTTCTCCATGACCATCGCGCCTGTTTCGGTGTCAATCGCAGGCTTCATCAGCTCGACCACACTGGACTCACCAGTTGGCGCAATGGCCTTCATCTTGCGTTTTTCTTCAACGTAGATGTCTCTTGCCATGCTCAGCCAGATTTCTCCGGAACGCTTCATCCCCTTGGCAAAATTGCTCATGTAGATGAACGATTGCATGTCCACACGGGTCTGGATCATCTCCACGGCTTTGCCAGATATGCCAGACACCATTTTGTCAGCCCCTTGCGGGTTGCCCAAAATTTCCTGCATGTCGGTCTCTGTGATCTGCAAGAGCGCGGCCATTGCTGGAGGTATCTGTGGGCTTTTTGTGTAGGCGATGGGGCCGCTAATTTGCTGCTCGCCGTTTGGCCCTGTGATCGGATTGACCAGCAAATACGGGTAGTCCTTGAGGTTGTCCTCAGCCCACATGACCTGGTGGCCTGCGACCTGCTCTGGAACCAAGATTGGCTTTTCCACGCTGGACAGTGCGCTGATCTCGCCCAGCTTTGAGAGCTGCATATTCTTCAGGCGCTGGGCATCTTTGGCCAGGCGCACCGCTCCCATGCAGCGTTCGATGTTGTCCACGAACCATCGCTTGCCGTAGACCACGACGATGGGAATGCAGTTGCCTGCAATGTAGCCAGCATCCTCAAGCACTTTGCCACCGGACATGATGTACTTGCGCACGCGCTTGCGCTTGACCTTTTTCTGCCGCACCTCAAGGGTTCCGATGGCTGCCAGCGTTTCCTCTAAGGTCTCGTCGGCTGCGAAGTCGGCAGAGCTGTAACGCTCCTCGGTGCCGTCGATGGCCTGGAAGATTCGGATGGTCTCGATCTTTTCCTCGACCTTGAAGTACTCAGCCACAAAAACGACATCAGGCGTTGCCCAATCAAACTCATACTGGTGGATGATCTTGGGCCAGTCTGTGGGGTCGTCGTTGTAGATTTCTTTGTAGCTCTCACGGGTCATGCTGGAGACCACAAAGGCATACTTGGCGTCCGACTTGTCCTGGCGCTTGGCGTTCAGGTCAAAGAACACCGAGCTGTCGGCATCAAAGATTGGCTCCATGCGGATGCGCTGCCGGTCATCTTCTCCGTTCTCTTCGTCCTCGTAAACGGTGCGCAGCCGCCATGCGCCAATGCCGCCACCGACTGCCTCCTCGAAGGCGTTGTCGTAGGCCTCGTCTGCCACGGAAGCCTGCTCGTCGGCACGGTACAGGCCATCGCAAACCTCGGCC